CCTAATAGTCCATCACGTGTATTTTTGTAGGAGTAACTAATGGCAAGTACAATACAACTTAAACGAGGCTCTGGCGCTCCTATAGGCGGTGACTTAGCTGCTGGTGAGTTAGGTCTTGACTTAACTAACAACAAGATTTATAGCTCTACAGACGGTACTGACGTTGTAGAGATGAGTCCTCAAGGCTCTGTGTCGTTTGATAATCCAACCTTTACAGGTACTGTTGAGTTTGAAGGTTATGCTCCTGCTGTAGACTATGACTTTGATGGTTCAGGCACATTAACAACTGCTGACTACACCGCTTATGGAAACTTAGCTGACGGCTCTACTGCTGTAAACATTACAGACTTTAATACTATTGAACCTTCTTGGTCTCCTTTATCAGGAGCTTCTTATTCTGATGTTAAGTTTAGAATTGGAGCAGTTAGAGGTAATAAACTTGATGCTTCTGCTGCTTACCTCGGTAGTACTATTAGTGGGTGGGGTGACACAGCTGTCATTGGTAACGTTAAACGAACAGGAGCAAGTACAGAGCTTATTGCTGGTATAGGGATTGACGGCGCAACATTAAGGTTAATAAGTGTTGCAGCTATTGCCGCTGAAACTAGTTTGTCAGTAAGCGGTTCTGTTCGTCCTAATGTAGACAACACTCATGATTTAGGTTCTGTTTCTTTACGTTGGAATGATGTCTACGCTACCAACGGCACTATTCAAACTTCAGACGCTAACGAGAAGCAGGACATAGACACGCTGAGCGTTGCTGAGCAGCTCGTAGCGGCACGTTGTAAGAACCTAGTACGTAAGTTCAAGTGGAAGTCTGCTGTTGCTGAGAAAGGCTCTGAGGCCCGTACACACTTTGGTGTGATAGCTCAGGACGTTAAGGCTGCTTTTGAAGCTGAAGGTTTGAATGCAGGTGATTACGGTTTATTTATTGAGTCTACGTGGACTGACGATGATGGTGTTGAGCATACACGCTTAGGTGTGCGTTACACGGAACTATTTGCATTTATAATTTCAGCGTTGTAAGGCGGTAAGCGATGACAGAACAATCACAAGAAGCTAGACTTCAACGTATAGAAAATAAACTAGACAAACTATCGGAAGCCTTTACTATCCTTGCGCGTGTAGAAGAAAAGATCACGTCTTCCAATACACGCATTGATCGTCTTGAGTTTCGTGCTGATGAACAAGAGCGTGATATGGACAAGATGAAAGGTATTGTTGGTTATAATCAGAATACTGTACGGATTGTAGAAAGATTTTCATGGCTCTTAATCTCAGCTCTTGTTGGTACTGTTACATACTTCTTTAGGTAATTATTATGTGGCAAGCACTTATACAACCTATAGCGTCTCTAGTCGGTGGCTACCTCAAGAATAAAGCTGAGGAGAAACAAGCAGTACACGAGCGTAAGCTAGAGGTTATTAAGCATGAGGCCAACTGGGACAACATACAAGCCAGTAACTCAGGTACTTCATGGAAGGACGAGTGGTTTACCTTGTTGTTCTCAGTTCCTCTTGTGATGGCTTTTGTTCCTGAAGCAGTGCCTATTGTCAGCAAAGGTTTTACTGTACTTGAAGGAATGCCTGACTGGTACAAAGCATTCTTAGGTGCTGCTGTTGCGGCTTCCTTTGGTATAAGAACATTAAGTAAGTGGGGTAAGTAATGCCAATCATTCAAGGATTGTTTAATGATATGTTACCCGCTACTATGCAGGACGGGGGAGGCATAGGCGCTAGACCACAACCTCAAATTCCTCAAATGCCTCGGCCTGTAATGACACAAACTGAACAGCCGATGGCTCAACAAGAACCTTCAGTACCTCAGATTGACTTAAGCAATCTTAATATTGATTTAAGTAACTTAGGCATTGATGGTTTAATGAATGTTGGTCAGACTCAACAGCCACAGAATCCTAGTGACTTTTTCAATCAATACACAGAGTTTCTAAGCGGTGTCCAGAGCGGTAATACGGCTGGTAAAGTAAATCGTAGGGACGACATTTACAACAACTTCTTTGATCAGACAAACTATCGTTACCAAGGTAACCCAAGTGACTTCAGAGCCTCTGTAGGGCTTTCTGACGCATTTTCGTTATATGACAACCCAGCTGCTCAGATTAATTCACAAAGCCTTCAGACGGCTTCTCAGAGCCTTGCAGGAGCATCAGACCCATTAGCTTTCCTGTCTGATTACTATGGTTTTGAAATAACACCTACATTAAACGAAGGTGCTAACTATAAGAACGCTAAGAAGTATGGAACTACTGAAGAAAGTATGGCTGAGTTTCAGTCAATCATTGAACCTATTCTTCAGAAGTCAATACCGTATATTCAGGCAACACAAGGACTAGAGTACACTGATGCTCTTGAGTATGCCTATACTCATGATCCTATGGTTGCTGCTTTGTACAATAAATATGGTGTTGATCTATACAGAAAAACTGGTGACGGATCTACATATATCTTTGATCCCATTGCGGGACAGGAGATTCGTACTTTAGAAGTTAAAGACCCTAAGTTCAAGGACATTGCTCCTGCACTCGCAGGTATTGCTTTGTCCTTCACAGGTATTCCTGCGGCGCTAGGAGGAGCTTTTGGTGCTACAGGTGCAACAGCTAGTGCTATTGGTCAAGGTTTAGTGTCAACAGCCACAGCAGCCTTAGGAGGTGCTAGAGGCTCTGACTTATTGGTAGCGGGTGTAACAGGGGCTATGGGAGGTTACACTAAAGGTCTTGGTACAGAGCTGTCAAGTCTTAATGAAGCCGCTAAAGCAGCAGATGCAGCTGGGGATATCGCTACAGCAACACAGTTGGCTTCACAGGCAGCTGACGTTAGCTCACAGTTAAATTTAATTAACACAATATCAAACACTGCACGAGCTGTAGATGCCATTGCTAATAAAAACTATGTTGGAGCTGCCTTAATTGGCTTGGATCAGGCTGGTTTTAGTCTAAACGATTGGACAGCCAACAAATTAAACACGTTGGTAGGATCTGATGAAATCCTAGGAATTAATACAGATGATTTAGCCGTTGGTGTGAACAGTTTTGGTGTTAACTTGTTAAAAGGTAAAGACACTGATGACGCTTTAAGGTCTGCTCTTGTAGATTACGCTAAAGCTGGTGGGTCTTTGCCTGACTTAGGAACGGGTATTGAAATTCCTGAGATAATAAAACAACTTGGTAGGGAACTAGATGATACAATTCTACAACCAATAGTCAATACTTTAGGGGAAGTTGGGTCAACTATTGATGACACTGTTATACAGCCTATTAGGAAAGGTCTGAAGAACATTGACATACCTACTCCTGATGTAAATTTACCTGAAGTTGACATTAATTTACCTGATGTTAATCTACCTGACATTAATTTACCTAGCTTAGATTTAAACCTAGGTATGCCTTCGCTAAACTTAGGGGCAGTAGGCGGTACGGGAGGAACTATAGGCAGTGGTGTTGACATAGGTACTGATATATCAATGGTAGACCCAGCAGAACTTTTTGGCTACGTTGATTATATTCAGCAATTGATGGGAGAGAATAAGTGACATACTTAGAGTTAGTAAATAAAGTCTTGACAAGGCTTAGAGAAGAAACCGTCAGCACTGTTAGTCAAACAACTTACTCAGCTTTGATTGGTGAGTTTGTTAATGACGCTAAAAGTTCTGTTGAGAACTCTTGGGATTGGTCAGCTTACTATAGAACAGTTTCTTTTATTACAACAGCAAACGACTACACTTATACAATTACAAACAGCGGGCAGTACACTACTATTGAAAGTGCTTTGAATGACACTCAGAACACTTTTATGCAGTATCGTGATCGTAACTGGTTTGAGGATACTTTGTACAATGGAGGCTCAACCACAGGCGCTCCTATGTACTGGGGCAATGACGGTGTTGACGCAAGCGGTGACCTAAAGCTCCGTGTGTTCCCTAAGCCTGACGGTGTATATACATTAAACTTTAACATATTTAGACGAGAAGACGAGTTGTCAGCTGATGCTGATACAGTGTCAATCCCTTGGCAACCTATCATGCACTTAGCTGTTGCTCTAGCTACTCGTGAACGTGGTGAAACAGGCGGCACAAGCTCAACAGAGTTGTTTTCTTTAGCTGCTGCAAGCCTTTCTGATGCAATCGCTATTGACGCTAATCGTGCTCCAGAGAAACTTCTGTATAGGGCTGTATAATGGCACAACAACTACAGAACATTTCAATCCGTGCTCCAGCCTTCAAAGGACTAAACACACAGGATAGTCCTATTGATGGTGATCCTTCCTTTGCGTCAGTAGCAGACAACTGTATTATTGACAAGTATGGTCGTATCGGTGCTCGCAAAGGTTTTGATGTTTTAACCACTGATGTTACTGCTTTAGGTGGGGAAGAAATTAGATCCTTAGGTTTCTTTGAGGACAACGCTGGTAACACTGAGGTTTTTTCCGCAGGTAACAATAAGATCTTTAAAGGCACTACTACACTAACTGACATTACACCAGCAGCGTATACCATCACCTCTAATGATTGGAAGATGGTAGCGTTCAACAACCAAATGTATTTTGTACAAGGAGGTCATGAGCCTTTAGTGTATGACGACACAAATGGTTTGTTGCCTATAACGTCTCATCCAGCTTCTGTAGGAACTCCACCAAACGCACATGAAGTTACAGCAGCCTACGGAAGACTGTGGTCATGTGGTTGTGGTGTTAACTTACAGACTGTATTCTGGTCAGACCTTTTGATTGGTACAGCTTGGTCAGGAGGCACTTCAGGCTCTATCAACCTAGCTAAAGTATGGCCTGATGGTTACGATGAAGTACAAGCTATTGCTGCACACAACGGATATTTAATTATCTTTGGTAAACGGTCTTTAGTAGTATACCAAGGTGCTGAGTCTCCAGCAAATATGCAGTTAGTGGATACCATAACTAACGTTGGTTGCATTGATCGTGATAGTGTAATAGCAACGGGTAATGACTTGTTGTTTTTATCTCATGTTGGTGTACAGTCGTTTAGTCGTGTCATTCAAGAAAAGTCAATGCCTGTTAGGGAAATTAGCAGGAACATTAGAGATGACTTCATGGCTCTAGTAGAGCAGGAGACCACTGGCTTACGTGCGGTGTACTCACCTGAGAATGCTTTTTACTTGTTGTATTTACCTACGGCAAACATCACTTATTGTTTTGACACTAGAGGCACACTAGAGGACGGTAGTTTACGAGTTACTCGTTGGCCTAATTCTCCGTTTAAGTGTTTTACTCGTGCAGATGACGGCACTCTGTATGTTGGGTCAGCTTTAGGTATTGGTAAATATAGTGGTTATCAAGACAACCAACAAGTATATAACTTACGTTACTACAGTAACCCACTAACCTTTGGTGATCCTAGCAGGCTTAAGTTTCTTAAGAAGATTATACCTACTGTTATTGGTGGGTCTTCTACAACTGCTTTTATTAAGTGGGGTTATGATTATTTAGATTCTTACTCCACAGGAATATTAAGTGTTATTAACTTTGATCCTGCTGAGTATGGGTTATCTGAGTACGGAATAGCAGAATACACACAATCAACTATAGCTGTACTTAAGAAAGCTATTAACACCACAGGAAGCGGCACTGTTGTTACTGTTGGTGTTGAGGTTGAAATAGATCAAGAACCTTTCTCTTTACAGGAATTTAATATACAAGCACTACTTGGGAAAATGATATGAGCAATTATACTAAACTTGTTGACTACGCGGCTAAGGACAGCCTACCCAGTGGTAGTGCTGGTAAGATTGTTAGCGGTGCTGAAATTAACACAGAATTTACAGCTATTGCAACAGCGGTGAATAGTAAGTCAGACAAAGCGTCTCCTACGTTTACTGGTACTGTTACTGTAGCAGCTTTAACAGCTACTGGTACTGTTACAATGACTATTGATGGAGGTACTTACTAATGGATTTCGAAACAGCGCCTGTTATGGGCGGAGCGGGAAGTACGGGTGGTATTGTTGCTGGAGCAATGAATGATGCGGCTGCTTTGTACAACTACATCACGCAAACACAAGCACAAAGAGAAGGTGCTCAAAATTTAGCACAAGGTTATGGTAACTTAGGGTCTTCTCTTCAACAACAAGTACAGTTTAGACCTTTTACTGTTACTTCTTCTACAGGACAAGTACAAGCAACCCCTGAAGGTGGCTACTCTTTAAACTTAACTCCAGAACAACAGGCTATTCAAGATCAGCTGTTCCAAACGGCCCAAGGACTCTTTGGTCAGGTTGGTCAGTCAACAGCTCAGCGTGAAGCTGACGTATACAATCAAATTAGAGCACTACAGACTCCTCAGGAAGAACAGGCTCGCTTAGCTCTTGAAGAGCGTATGGCAGCACAAGGACGTTTGGGTTTATCCTCAGCGGCCTATGATGGAGCTACTCCTGAATTAATGGCTCAGGCACAGGCAGTTAATCAAGCTCGCCAGCAAGCCTCTTTATCAGCTATACAGCAAGCACAAGCAGAGCAAGCACAAGCTGCCGAGATTGGTCGTGGCTTATTAACCTCTGGTTACTTACCTCAAGCTAATATGCTTAATATGCTCCAACCTGCTGTTAACTTAGCCAGCCTTGTGAGCACAGGGCAACGTGAAGCAGCTAACCTAGGCGCACAGATGTCTATTGCTCAGATGCAAGCACTTGCTAATGCAGAACTTGCTAAAACTGCTCAGAAAGGTGAACTTGTTAGCGGGATTACTGGCTTATTGACAGGGCAGCAAACTGGAGGTGGTCCTAGCCTTATTGAACAGCTTTTGGGCGGCTTATTCAGCGGAAGCTCTACACCTGATTTTGCACAGGAGGCTTATAATACTTATCAAGAATCTCCGTATGTTCCACAATCAGACCAAGGCATGTACGCTTAGGAGAATTTAAATGGCAGTTAATTTGACAGGAATGCTATCACAGCTTAACCAACAATTTGCTCCTAGGCAACAAGC